CGCTCAGCACGCTCGACAACTGGCGCAGCAGCCAGAACCGAGGGCCGCGCTTCGTGAAGATCGGCGGCCGCGTCCTCTACCCCGTGGATGAGGTCGTGGCCTACGAACAGCGCAACCTGCGCGGCCTGCCAAACAATCCCTCGCAACCCAATCGATGAGCTTCTCTGTGAATGGTGCACTGTTCAAGCAATCCGCTGCCGACTGGCAGAAGCGGATGGGCGACCGCTACGAGGCCGGCAAGAACTACCCCGAGTTCGATGGCGTGCTGAACGTGCCCGCCGACCAGGCCTATGCGCTGGCGCAGTACCTGATGAATGCCACGCCCCAAGGGGATCGGCAGGAGATCCCGGTGCGGCTGAGCGGATGGGCCAAGACCGCGAGCAGCGGGGTGAAGTATCTCAGCATTGTGGCCAAACCCGACTACAAGGTGCAGAAGGCGATCGAGGAGGCTGCGGTGGCACCAGCTGCTGCAGCCAGCCTCGCGCAGGCGACTGGTGGGGTGGTGAGCGAGATCACTGAGGCCTACGACCTGTTCTGATCACATCAGCTCGAGCTCCAGCCGCGCGATCTCATTAACCGCGGCTTGGAGCATCTCCTGCTGGTGGTAGCACTGGCGGAGGAGCTGAGCTGCTAGCCGGCCGATTTGCGGGTGCCGCTCGAGATCGCGGCACTGCTTTTCGATCTGGAACTGTTTTTCTGGCGGAATTTCAACCGCCAGCCACTGACCGAAATCCATCTTTCAGGGGCGGAACTGCCCCATGGTGCCCATGAACTGCCCGAAGTGCAGCTGCCCCCGCCACCGGGCAGCGGTGACGAATAGCAAGCCTGCCGACCAGACGGTGCGGCGGCGGGTGTGCCTGGACTGCGGCCACGCATGGTTCACGGCCGAGGCGGAGGTGAGCCGGTACGCGGTGGGGTGGTGCTCTGGGCACGCGAGCAAGCCGGTGCTGCGGGTGCCGGTGACGCTGACGCTGAGCCACGTGGAGGTGGAGCAGGTGGGGCCGAAGCCGCGGCGTGCAATGTGACGTTGTGTAACACCGTGCCTCCATGGTGTGACGCTGTGGTGCACAATTGAGGAAGGGGCAGGACCCCAGATCCTTGACAACTGAATAGCTCGCGGGCGTCGTCCCGTCCCGGTGGTGGCCACACCCAGGCACCTCTGAGTCCCGCCTGGGGGCTCAACCACACACCGGAGACACCATGGACGACACCGCCGCCCTGCTCGCCGAGATCGACACCGCTCTCGCCGAGTACGGCCGCTCCATCGATCGGGGTCTGGCCCTGGCTGCAGAGATGCACCAGCTGGCCAACTCGATCGACGCCGGTCTGGCAGATGCCAGAGCCGAGCTCGAGGAGTGGCTCTAAGGGCAGGCCCTTCGGGGCCACGACTTACGCCTGTTACCCATGACCGTTGACTTTTCGCGCTTAAGGACACGCCGATACCGTGCCCGCCTGCGCGGTCTCTCCGACCCGGCTGCCCCGCAGCCGTGCCCTAGTTGTGGGCGGCTAGTGCGCAGCCGCCGCACTGCTCCGCTGTGCTCCCGCTGCTGGCGCCTGTCGCCAGCCGGCCGCGAGCAAAACCGGCAACGTATGGCAGCGTCGCGCAATGTGAAGAACTGTCACATCCGCAACGATGCGCCGCCGACGGTGTGCAATCATTACTGCATGGGGCGGACGGAAGCACCCCGGCGAAAGCCAAGAGGAGCCTCCCGACCGAACGGCGCACACGAGGTCGAAAAACCCGAGCGCAACAGGGCCTGAATAAGCCCGCACCGCCGGTTGGCCCGGCACCACTCCACTTCACCACCATGCTCACCACCACTCTCCTGGTGATCTGGAAGCTGCTGATTCCGCTGATGCTTCTGGTCGCCGTGATCGATTGGCTGACCGCTTCAGACGATCGCCGCGTGCGTGTCCTGCGCCGCACCGGCCTCAGCCAGCAGCAGATCGCCACCCGCCTCAACCTGTCCCGCTATCGCGTCCGCAAGGCGCTCGCATGATGCTCGCCAACCCCATCATCAACCGCATCGCCGTCGTGGTGCTGCTGGCCTGCCTCTACGCCGCCGGCTACGACAGCGCCAAACAGGAGCCCGCCAAGGCGCACCACAACTGTGCCGCCGAACACCTGCCGCTGAAGCCATGACCCCTCGCCGCTTCTACTTCCAGATCCGCAGCGCCAACGTGCTGGAGTGCGTGCTGGCACACAGCCTCACCGAGGCCAAGCTGATCGCCGCTGACACGTGGATGCAGTGGTGGTCTGAGCTCGAATGGCTCGACTCCGAAACCGTTACCCACCCGATCACCCATGGCTAAGACCACCGGAGCAATGCTGCCGTGGCAATGGCAGGACGAACCGAACCAGAGCCAGCACGGCGAAGGCATCAGCCGGCCGCGGCCCAAGGCGCGCACGAAGGAGTTCCGACTGATCGTGTATCCCAAGGGTGCCCGCCCTATGACGTGGATCACGCAGGCCGAAACGAAGCGCGCCGCCATCCGCTACGCCGAGGCCCGCTGGCCTGGTGCTGCTGTGGAGGTGGTGGGATGACTAACTACAAGGCGTCGCCACGTGCTTGGGCGGATGTTGACCGGCTTTCAGGTCTTGGCTGCCCTGAAAATCAATGCATCCTTGAACTCCGCGCCAGGGTCGAGACGTTGGAGGCCGCAGCTCACAAGCACATCGTCGAAACCAGCGCCAACATCTTGGCTTTGGCGAGCCGGCTCGAGGCGCTGGAAGTTGCCGAACGCCAAGCGTCGAAGGTCTATGAGATCAATAAGCCGCTGCAATTGACGCCCGAGCAGGCACAGCAGATCAGAGACCTGCTGGCACCCAACTCGAAGCCAACTCCCAAAGATCGCCAAATTGGGAGTTCGCTGGTGGAGCGGGTAAAGGCGGTGATTGAGCTGGAGGATGAAAAGCACTACTGGCCATCCCCCGAGACGAGCGCAGCCGACCCGGTCTGCGCCGACATGGCCCGCGCCGCAATCCGTGAGGTGGCCTTGTGGCTTAACGAAGCCCCTTTGGATCTTTACCCCGGCGATCGCGGCATCGTCGTCAATGCCCTCTATGACCAAGCAAACCAATGACTGACTACAAGTTCGCGCCACTGAACACCCTTGAGGATCGCCTCGGCAACGCCCTTGGCCTCGCGATCGGCATGATCCTCAAGCCAGAAACCATCGACAACAAGGCCATGGCCCAGATCGAAGCGCCCTTTAAGGAGTGGTGCGATGCCCTTGTTAATGGGGGTCTGTTAAATGACTGACCTATCCCCCGCCGCGCGGGCGGTCCTGAATGGGTTTCGCGCTGTGCCAACTCTTATGGATGGGCCGTCTATTGCCGGTGCTCTGCGCGCTGCTGCGGATCAGGTGGTGCCAATCCCGCGCCTTCCCTATGACTCTTGTTGCGATGTTCACGCGGCAGCCATACGCGCCGAACTCCTCGCCATCGCCGCCGAGCTGGAGGCCAGCCGATGACCGACATGCGCGCCAGAATCAGCCAGCTGATCACCGACAGCGGCACCTACCGCCAGGGCCAGCAGGATGAGCGCCACCGGCTGGTGAGCATGATCGACATCCGCATCGATCAGCTGCGCACCGTGGCCGGCATCCGCAACCGCGAGCAGCTCTGCGCTGAGCTGCTCTACCTCCGCCAACACCTAGAACCATGAACCGCGTCCAACTCGACCAGCAGCGCGCCGACATGCTCGAGGCCCTCTACGAGCGCAGCGGCCGCGATGATCTGCCCTACGGCCACCCGCTTCGCTGCACCTACACCGGGCTGTGGGAGGAGTTCGCGCTGGAGATGGCGGCCAACTTTCGCGACACCGACTATCCCGAGCTGCTGGACAACGTGGTGCGCGCGATCGACGCCACCGAGTCGGTGATGACGCAGAAGCAGGCGCAGCAGGCGATCGAGGTCTGCCGCCAGCAGCTGCTCGGCCGGTGGCGGTGATGCCCAGCCCGTTCACCGAGATGAAGTGCCCGCAATGTGGCGGCCGCTTCCGGTGCGAGAACTCAGAGCGCAGCTATGACGGCCAGGTACGCCGTCAGCGCCGCAAGTGTTACGACTGCGGCCACCGCGGCACTGAGTACGCCGTGACGCAGCAGTTCTTCGATGAACTGATCGCCGCGCGTGAGATCGTGACGAAACTGGCCAGCCACTACTGGGAGCTCACCGAATGACCGACCAGATCAACCCGGACCACTACAAGCGCGGCCCGGTGGAAGCGATCGACGTGATCGAGGCTGCCATCGCCGATGCGCCGCACATGGTGCCGGCCTACCTACAGGGCCAGGCGCTGAAGTATCTGCTCCGCCTCTGGTGCAAGGGCAACTCGCTTGAGGATGCCAAGAAGTGCCGCTGGTACATCGACCGGCTGCTCGGCAAACTGGAGGGATGATGCAGCTGCCCAGCCTGAACCTGATCGAGCGCCTGGCGCTGTGGATCTTGGTGCGCAGCCACCGCACCAGCCTAGTGGTGGTGAAGGAGCTGCACTGGCCCGAGGTGTTCGTCGCCGCGGACCAGCGCGATGAGGTCGCCTGCTACGTGACCAGCGGCCAGCAGGATGAGCCGGCCTCGCACCTGCTCGAGCGGCTCTATCACTCACCGGCCTACGGCGAGTTCGAATGATCAGCCTCCACGCCGGCCGGCTGCTGTTGTTCTGCGATCGTGCAGACCGGACGTGGCACTGTCGGGTGAACCTCGGCCCCAGAGCCGAGCACCAGCTGGAGGCTGATACGGGCACCATCCAGCTGCAGGAGGCGCTGCTGCGCGCTCAGCGCATCTACCAAGCCGCGGTGCTGCGCATCAGGCCGGCGAGCTCGCCGCGGATGTGCTGGGACTGCCTGCAGTGGGAGCCGGCCCGCAAGGCCTGCACGCTCGGCTTCCCTGAGGCTCGCCAGACTGGTGGCAGGTTTGCCGCGCGGTGTGACATCTATGAACCCGCCGATCGTCCTGAGCCGCACTGATCGCGGCACCGGCTACATCGAAACGCTCGAGCCCGCTGGTGGTGGGGAGCTCTACTACCGCAGCTGCGCCAACGGCTACTGCCGGTATAGCTCCGATCTCTGGCAGGCCGAGATATACCTCGACCACCTTCTTGCTCGCTGACCCTATGGGGTATTTCAACTGCACCACCACCCGAGAGGCCTACTACCTCTCCCTGGCCAACAGGCCACGGCGCGCGAACGCCAGCAGCCCCTACAGGGGCGTCTCCCGGAGCACCAACCCGAAGCTGCCATGGCGCGCGGCGCTGGGCTACCGGGGCCGGCGCTACTACCTCGGCATGTTCGCCACCGAGCTCGAGGCGGCGCAGGCCTACAACCGTGCAGCGCTGAGCGTGATCGGCGATCATGCCGTGATCAATCCGCTGCCCGACTGATGACGCTGCCTCTGATGATCGAGCTGCTGGTGGGCTACGCCGTGGCGTGCGGCCTGGCGCTCTGGCTGGCGTCGAAGATCCTGCCGTGATTGGGGTGTGGAGGTGGCGCCGGCTCTCGCGCCTGCACGCCTCACCGCAGCCTCCACACTGCGGAATGCCCAGCGATGAAATCGTTGGACCCGAAGGCTAGCAGTCGCCGGCCACCCAGCGCGCGATTGCCCACTCGCCCATTGCGGACCAGAACGGCTGCGCGCGATACCAGGCGATCCAGTCCTTGTGCCCCTTCTGGCTGTTGCACATCAGGCAGCAGCTGATCAGGTTCTCACGCACCGTCAGGCCGCCGTGGACCTTGGGCACCACGTGGTCCAGCGTGGGGCTCCGGCCCAGCGGATCGCCGCAGTAGGCACACCTGTAGTTCCAGGCCAGGTGGATCTGATCGCGGGCTGACCTGCGGGTGACCAGCCGCGTCTCGTCAATGTGGTGCCGATCCACCGATGTCTTCGGGCAGGGTGAACAGCTCGATGGCTAGGTCGAGGAGGTCATCCTCTGAGTGGATGAACTCGGCGATCTGGCTGTAGAGGTCGGCTGGGAGCTGGTCGGGGTCGGTGTCGCTGCGGATGATCACCTTGGCGGTGATCTCGGCGATGTGCGCGCGCATGGGCGTGGCCCCGGCTTGGCCCACGGTAGCGGCGGAAACCCGTGTGAACGATTGTGAACGCGCTGGCCCGATCGCGGATGCTCCCCCGCCTGTGGTGTAGGATTCACACATCGACAGCCACCCACTCCGATGCTCACCACCTACCAGCGCGAGACCCTCACCGCCCTCTACGCTTCGCTCGATTACCTGACCTGCAACGACCTGCCCGGTCAGGCCGAGATCAAAGCCGCGATCCGAGCCATCGAGGATCTGGTGGCATGATCCGCCAACTCGACCCCGACTACGACGACATCCCCGAGGATCTGCCCGAGGATGACGACGACGACCACCCCAGCCTGACCGCTGTCGAACGCAACCCATCCCTGAAATGACCTACGCCATCGAGATCGGCCCCTGGCACGTTGGGCCGTTTACCACCCACATCGCCGCGCAGCACTTCGCCGAGACCCACGGGCTTGATGACTTCCGCATGATCCAGCTCGATGACCCGGCCGAAGCCCCCGGCAAGATCCACCGGCTGCGCAGGGCAGCGCTGGAGGCAATAAACATGCGCGAAATGAGCGCGAACGGCTAAACCGCCCGAAACGACAAAGCCCGCTAAGTCATTGACCTAGCGGGCGATTTTGGTTGCGGGGACAGGATTTGAACCTGTGACCTTCAGGTTATGAGCCTCATGTTTTAGGTTCCCAGCTCTTCATGATGATGCCCTGCCGCTCTGATTCATAACCGCTTTTCCGCTTGACCCGTTCCCGCTGATTTGCTCAAGATCCCGCCCGTTACGGGGAATTTGCGCGAATCCCGCGCGAACGGAGAGCGTGATGGGTAAGCAGTGGATCGCCGACAAGCGTGTGCCGGGGCTGGGTGTGATGGTGCTGCCGTCCGGGGTGCGCACCTGGTATCTGCGCTACCGCGAGCCGGGCGGCAAGCAGCAGACGCACAAGATCGGCCGCGCTGATTCGGTAAACGTCACCACGGCCCGCGAGGAGGCCCACAAGATTCTTGCCGCCGTGGCGAAGGGTGATGCACCCACCAGCGCCCGGCAACAGCTCAGGCGCTCGCCAACGGTCGCCCAGCTGCTCGAGCGGATCAAGCGGGAGCACTGGCGCAAGCTGAGGCCCGGCACCGTTGTGAACAATGAGCTGATCTGGCGGCTTCATCTGCTGCCCGAGTTCGGCGCCACGAAGGTGGTGGACCTGCAGCGGCGCCAGGTCGTCGCATGGTTCCATGAGCACAGCGACAAGCGGCCGGTACGCGCGAACCGCTGCCTAGAGGTGCTGAGCAAGGCGATGAGCTTGGCCGAGCTGTGGGAGCTGCGGCCGCAGGGCACCAACCCCTGCCAAGGGGTCCAATCGAACCGAGAGGGGAAGCGGAAGCGCTACATCTCCCGCGAGGAGCTCGAGCGGATGACGGCTGCATTGGACGCGTTCGCGACGGCTGGCGTTCGCTGGCGCTTCGCCCAGCTGGTGCGGCTGCTGCTTCTCACTGGCTGCCGGATCAATGAGCTGATGGCTGCTCCGTGGCGCTGGCTCGACGATGACGCAACGGTGCTCACCCTGCCCCCGGAGGCCCACAAGACCGGCGGCGATGGCAATGAGCGCAAGGTTCACCTTCCGCCCGCGGCAAGTCTCATCCTACGAGAGCTGAGACGCAGGTCGAACAGCGAGTGGATCATCGCCGGCGATGGCGACGGGCACCTGGTTGGCTATTGGCGGATGTGGGCGGACCTGCTCGAGGATGCCAGCATCCAGAATCTGCGGATCCACGATCTGCGCCACTCCTACGCGTCCTATGCCATCACCACCGCGGGCCTGACGCTGCCGCAGGTGGGTGCGCTGCTCGGCCACGCCAGCCCGCAGACCACCGCCCGCTATGCGCACCTGATGGACGAAGCCGCTGCAGCGATGGCGGCGAAGGTGGCCAGCGCGATCACCCAGCAGAAAGCCCCGGCTGTTTAGGCCGGGGCGGTCCACTTCTCGCTCCAAGGTCAGCTTAGCCCTTGCTGGCGGTGACGCCCTCATCGCCGTTGTAGCGGCCGGTCACTGCATAGGAGCGGTGGGGGATGCCATCCATCCGGTGGAACACCATCTGGCCGATCTTCATGCCGGGCCAGATCGCCACCGGGTGCATCCTGCGCGCGTTGCTGAGCTCCAGCGTCAGGCGGCTGCCATGCCAGCCAGGATCGCACCACCCGGCCAGCAGGTGCTCAAGGCCCTCGCGCGCACGGCTGGACTTCAGCACGAACTGCGCGGCCACGCTGTCGGGCAGGTTGAAGATCTCGCGCGTCTCCGCCAGGCAGAACTCGCCCGGCTGCAGCAGGTAGGGATCCTCGGCGGTGTGGTCGTGGATGCCGTGGATCTGCAGCTCTGGGGTGCCGGGCACCTCGATCATGATCCGATCGCCCAGTAGCACGTCGATGCTCGCCGGGTTGATCAGCTCGGGATCGAACGGCACCACCATCGCGTGGGTGCGGCAGAGGTGGTGGAGCTCGTAGTCGGGAAGGGGCACGCGATCGTCAGTAGACCCACCGGAGCCTAGGCCCGCCTTGGCGGATGCCAAGGTGGACGAAGCCCTTGGGTGCGCCGTATCCGAGGCTGTGGGGCCAGTGCTGATCGCACCAGTCCTGCACCGCGTAGATGTCCGCGCCGGTCACGGCAAAGTCCACCGCACCCACGCCGATCGCGTTGTAGAGGTGCTCCGATTGGCTGGCGCCACCCACAGCCCGGTTGATCGCCGTGGGCCTGTAGCCGGAGGTGATCACGATCGGCCGGCCGCCGAACTGCGCGCGCACCTTCTCGAGGAACTGCGCCAGCTTGGTGGCTGTGTCGCACTGGTGCTGATGATCGAAGCGCCGCGCCTCCTGGCCGAGCGCGAACTCGCCGTAGGTGATGTGGGGCGTGATCTTGAAGCTGAAGGGCGATTCGGGGGTGAACATCGCCGAGACCGGGCCGGTGGTCTGCTTGTCGCGGCCCCAGAGGTCACCTTCTGCGATGCGGCGCCGCTTCAGGCCGGCCTCCACGTTGGTGCCGGGGTTGCGGTAGAGCAGCAGCGCATCGGGCACGCCGGGCCAGTCCTTCTCGCGCAGTCGCTTGCTGATCGTCTCGAACCCCTTGGCGCCGTAGAAGCCGGTGCCGAGGTTGTAGGCGAAGCTGATCAGCGCACACTTCTGGTGGTCGGCCATCTCGGCCCAGTAGGGCACGGTGGCGCGCAGCTTGGCGGCGATGCGATCCACCTCCTGCCGCAGCAGCAGATCAGCCTCGATCGCGTTGATCTTGTCGCCGCGCTTCACCGGCCGGCCGTCACCGTAGCGGGTGGTGCCATAGCCGATCGTCCAGGGGTCACCGCCGCTGAGCGGGTCAGGGTACGCCTCGAGGTGGCAGCCCTCGAAATCCTTGATCAGCTTCAGGGCTGCGGCCAGATCAGCCTGCTTGCCGTCCTGGCTCCAGGTGTTGAACCATGCCCTATCGCGCCGCATGGCGGCCGCGTAGCCGTTGGTGGCGAGATCCTGCTCGAGGGTCTCGATCGCTGCGGCCTGGTGCGGGAGGCCCCGGTAGAACCGAAACAGCTGCTCCAGCGTGATCGGTGCAGGGTTGGCCATGAGTTAGCGGCGCTTGGGGAACACCAGTCGGCCGGCCTGCAGCAGCAGCTGGATCCAGCTGTTGGACTTCAGCGGGCTGATCGCGATGATCTCGCTGCCGGCAGCGATGACGATGGCGATGATCGCGGCAGTCTCGGGGCTCATGATGTCCACGTCGATGGCCTCACGTTACTTGCGCATTTCAAGGGCGCGCACCCGCTGGTCCAGCTGGGTAAGCTCGGCCTTGCTGTCGTTCTTCAGTTCCTCGACGGCCCGCGCCATCTGCTGCACGGTTGCCTCGACTCGAGCGAACTGCACCTGCATGGAGATGAGGAGGGCGCCGATGGCGAACATGCCGGCGCCGAGTGCTGCCGGGAGGGAAGCAGCGAACACGCCGCCGACCGTCTTAGGTTCGTCCGCCATCGGCTGATCCGGGCACGCTTCCATCGTAACGATCGAAGGGATCAGGCCTTCCAGCGAGGATGGCAAGAGCGCGTCTGTAGTAGTGATTCTCAGTCTTCCCCACGGCTTCGAGGTGATCGCGGATGCGTCGCCAGTTTTCGCGGGTCTGAGGATCCATTACCTGCCCTGCCCTCTGAGGGGCTTCTTCCCGCGGCGCCGTGGCCGCGAGCGCTGGCCGAACCCTTGGCGGGTGGTCTTGGGTGGGCCCGGCTGATGCTCGAGGCGTGCGGTGCCTTGCTTGCTGCGGACGGCCATCAGCTCTCAGGTGCGGGGAGGCCGAACAGCTCGCGCAGCTCGGCGACGGTCAGGCCGGCGGCCTCCAGCTTCTGCTCGGTGGTCAGGGCCAGCGGAGGTTTAACCACGGGCGGAGGCTCGGGCATGTTGCCAGCAGCGACCCACTCCAGATAGGCGGCGTAGTCGGTGTTGGCGGGGTCGGGTGGGATGAAGGCGTTATCTGCAATGCGGAGGACGCAGTCGCCGGTGGTGAGTCGGTAGGTCATGGGTTACAACTCTGCAGAGGCACTAAAGTTTGTACTAGCTGTTGTATTAGTGACTCCTGCGCCAACTACCTGAAGAGTCCAGGCAAACGTATTTGCAAAAATAAGATTTGATGTTGACACGTTACTTGTATTATTTAAGTTGTAAACAATAGTTGGAGCTGCTCGTTTTTGTACCTTAAATTCAATTGGAAATGCATGCGCAAAGCCGCCTGTACTTGGACAAGGAAACCCTAAAAAAGTTTCTTCAGTCTGCGTTTCGTAGTACCTCTGACACAACGCCAGCTCCTGCCCATAGCTCCTGCGCTCAAATGGGGTGGCGACGGTGCCGGGTTCTAGCTGCGGCAGTGAAAAGGTGCCGCCACTGAAGCGCACGGTGCAGTTGGTCCCGCCGGTCAGGGTGACGGTGCCGCCCTTGGCGACTGATACGCCATTAACGGTGGCGTTAGCGGTGCCGGTCCAGTTCAGCGCATAGGTGCCGCTGAAAATGTTGATCCCCTCAATCACCTGCTCAACACCGCCAGCTGGTGCGGTAACAGTGCGGACGTTTGCGCTGTCGGTCCAGGTGATGGATTGGCCTGATGTGACCACCCGCCAGCGGTCAAGCGTGTACTGATTGGCGCCGCTGGTAGCAGTGCCTGAAACGTAGCCGCGCTGATTGATGGTCGGATTGCCATTGATCAGCAGGTTGCGCATCCCTGCCAGCGGCCCGGCGGCCTTCGGCACCGCTGCGTCGGCCAGATCCCATGCCGCCTTGACCGCGTTCGGTGTGGCTGCGGTGGTAGTGCTGGTGGAACCGGTGCTGTCGTTCAGCTGCACAATGCCAGCCGCGCTGGTCGTTGCTGTCTGCGTGCTGGGCACCAATCCAAGGTTAGCGCTGCCCAGCGTGCCGATAGTCACCCACCCGTTATTGGCCGCGTTGCGCTGCTTCAGTAGCGCGGCTGTGGTGTCTGCCCACAGCATGTAGGCGAATGTCGTACTGGGCTCGCTGGCGCCGCTCTGCAGCGTGCCCAAAGCCGCTAGCTGGTTGTTCAGGTCCGCGCGGAAGGCGGCGCCTGACTGGTTGGCTACGTTGAGATCTCCCTGGGCCATTCGTCAGATCTCCCGGCCGTAGCCGATGGCTGTGTAGGTGAACTGGCGGCTCACGGCACTGCCGGCGCTGTTCCTGAATGTTACTTGGAATCCGGTCCGCGTCACGGACGCTATCGCGAAGTAATCGCCGGTGGCCATGTTGAACCCCGTCACGCCGACACTGGGCGCCTGATAGAAAGCGTTCGTGAACGTGACTGTATAGGTGGCTGCGCCACTTGTCAGCGCCCCAGATTGCTCGGTGCGTTGCTGCAGCTCGAGCTGGCAGCCGAGCTCGTCAATGATGATGTTCTGTGCCGGGTCCGAGCTGGTGGCCACCGTTTTGAACTGAAAGCCACGGCCTCGAGCGATCGCGTTGCTGAACTCACGCCATACACCCCAAGTTGGCGTAGCGGCTGGATTGTCCTCGGTGGTGCGCACATAGAGCAGCGCATTGACGCCATCGAGGTTGCCTTCATCGATCTCGGGCCAGCTGTCGATCTCGCCGAGCTTGTCGTCCCACGTCAGTCCGGGCAGGTATGGCCGCGTAACAAAGTAGCGGGTGAGGTTGAGATCGAAGATCCCGCCAAGGTCCAGCGTGCTGCCGAACTCGTATTCACCTGTAGGTAGTACGCCGCCGACTGCATCAACTGTCCCGAGGCCGTCCCAGTTCCCATCAGTGGCCATGTCGTCCACGTTCTCGCCTGTGCTCAGCACCAGACCGTCAAGGTCGGCGCTGTAGAACATGTCGATCGCATTACCTGAAAACGGCGGGGTCTCTTGGTCTTCCCGATAGCTCTGCACCAGCAGCCGCGGCTGCGGCGTCGGCAGATCCACCACTGTTGCATTCGCCGTCACTGAACGATTGCCGCTGTCATCCTCAAACTTGAGCAGATAGGTGCCCTCGAGAAGCGGCACTTGCTTCTGCGTCTGGCTGCCAGCTGCAGAGGCAACGATCTCTTGGCTCTCCTCCCAGATCGCGCCGACCATTGCGGCGTTGTGGCGGATCAGCACCTTGCCGCCGAGCACCACATCGAGATCGGAGGAGCGATCCCAGCTGAGGATGGCGCTGGCGCCATCGATCGGGATCAGGCTCACACCGGTGACGGCCGCAGGTGGCGCCGTTTTGCCGTAGGCCTGCACGGTCAGCTTCGCCGGCTCCACCGACTGCCGCAGCGCTGCGTTGATGCTGTAGACCTGCACCTCATAGACGCCGGCGGTGGTGTCGAGGATCTCGAAATCGGGCCGCGCCTGCGTGCTGCTGGTCCAGTTGCCGTTCTGCGGCCGCCAGCGCACGCGATACTCATTGACCCCGACCACCGGCTGCCAGCTGATGATCAGCTTGGCCAGCGCGCGACCGTTCAGCTCGTAGAGCGTCTCGGCGGCCTGCAGGTTGGTGGGCGCCGCCGGGATGATGTTCAGGTCGGTGATGTCCCGCGGCTGCAGCGCAGCGCCGCGCTCGATGTAGTCGTACTTGCTGGCGTTGTAGGCCAGCGCGCTGATCGCGTACTTCGCGCCGTCCTGCTCCTGCACGCTGAGCACGCGCCAGGTCGAGGTCTGGATGTTCGAGGTCTGGTAGAGCCACACGCTGTTCGCGTTGGGCGCGGCGGCCAGCGGTGTGGCCAGGCTGACCACGTTGCCGGCGATCGCCGTCACCGCGCTGCTCTGCACCGTGCCATCGGGCAGGATCACCGAGAGCGTGGCGGCTGCACCAGCTGCTAGCCCGCTGGCGTCATCGACCGTCACCGTGGTGGTGGTGGCTGCAGTGATGCGGCCGCCGCGCCGTGAGCCGGCCTTCACCGGGTCGCTGATCTCGATGATCTGCCCAGGCCGCACCACCACGCCGGCATCGATCGATGCGGTGAAGCTGACCACCTGACCCTCAGCTTGCTCCGAGTACAGAAGCCACTCGCCAATCCTGCTGGCCTGGCCGCGGGAGGTGCAGGCGAAGGCGCTGATCTGCGTGGACACCACGCCGTGCTTCGCGATCGCGGCCTGGTCCTCGACCACCTCGTAAGCAATTTCTCTACTCGGGATGTCGAGGTAGCTCACCACGGCCACACTCGGCCGTGTCTTGCGACTGCTGCCCTGATAGCTGAAGCCTTCCTCGGAGACGTTGGCCAGCGTGAACAGGTAGGCCGAGTCGGCCGGCCGGTCCTGGCTGATCGTCAGCGCGCCGGTGCTCCAGTACGGCATGGCCCGGAACACCGAGCACATGTCGTTGATCAGCTTGTAGGCCTCCTCGGCCGTCTGGATGTTGATGTTGCAGGAGAAGCGGGGCTCTTGACCGCCAAAACCGTCAGGTACCAACGCCGAGGCGTACTGGCTCGCGGCATAGAACGCCCATTTGTCGAGCTGCGCTGCCTTGACGTGATCGCCGAAGCCGTAGCGCGTGGAGGTCAGCAGGTCCCACAGGATCCATGCTGGATCAGAGCACCACTGCGCCGCGCCGAGGGTGCCGTTCCAGATGCCCGAGTAGACCAGCCGGCCGTTGGTGGTGTCCACCGTCGCGTTCGACGGGATGCGCACCTTGATGCCGCGGATCAGGTAGGTGCGGCTCGGGATGCTCGAAAACTGCTCAGCGTCCACCCGCAGGCCGATCAGCGCGCTGTTGGGGTAGCGCAGCTTCGCGTAGGTGATCTCGGTGTAGGTAGACCAGGTGAAGGCGTTGGCCAGCTTGGCGCTGCTGCTGTCCGGCGTGATCCTGGTCACGCGGATGTCCGCCGGGGTGCTGCTCAGCCCGACCAGGTAGTCGCGCTGATAGGTGTCAGCGGTGCGGCCGGCGATCGTGTCATCAATCACCGTGGTGTAGCCGCCGCCGCCGTACTGCACGGCGATCTGCAGCTGCACGCTCGCGCCGTTCACGTCGCCTTCGTTGGTGAACTCCTGCAGCTGCGGCACCGTGATGGTGATCCGCGCCGCGTCCACGTTCGCATCGGTGATCGTGCGCACGATCGGCGTGGCCTGCTGCACCTGCACGCTGACCGGCTTCTCATCCTCGATGTCAGCCGATCCGGGGATGTAGGCCTGATCCTGCGTGCCGTTGCGGGTGTAGACGGTGACGTTCTGGAAGTTGTAGGTGCCGTTGGCGTTCTGCAGCGGCGTGTTGTTCAGAAAGATCGACTGCGCGCCGGCCTTCAGGCCCTCGATCTCGCCCTCGCTGATCAGGTCCAGCAGCTGCGCATACTGCGCGCTGTTGAGGTTGTCGGCCGCCTCCGTTGGCGTGCGCTGCGGCTGGCTGGTGCTGCCACCACCGCCGCCGCCCTTGCCGCCACCACCGCCACCACCTGCGCCGACGATCCTGCTCATCCCGCCACCTGCACGGTGTCAACGCCGGCTGAGATCACCACCGAGCCCACCAGCGTCTCGCCGTAGACCACGGGCACGGGCACGCCCTGGCGGCTGGTCTGCTGGATGCCGGAGAAGCTGTAGGACTTGCGCGGGTCCTGATCGGTGTTGGCTCCAGTGGCGCCCGGCGTTGGGCCGATCTTCGGCACCGGCGTGAGCAGCTGCGCCACGCCGCCGAGCACCAGAGAGGCGCCGATGCCAATAACCGCAGAGTTCAGCGCCACACCAAACGCCACCAGTGGCACGAACGCAGCCAGCGCGATCAGCGCCACGCCGGCGATGATCCGCCCCACGGTGCCAGCGCCTGCGAGCACGGGCACGATCTTGATCTGTTGCTGGCCTGCTGGATCCTGCAGCTCGCTCTCCTCGAGGTCATAGCCGCCGACGCTCACCCGGTAGTGCTGGTCGGCCATGTGCTTCTCGAGCTGCGGGAAGTTGGCCAGCAGGAACCGCACCGCCTCAGCAGCGGTCGCCACCTCCGCGCGGAACACGCGTCGGCCGAGGAACTTTGCCAGCCGCCCATAGACCCGGATCTCGCGCAGCATGGCCCCGCTCAGCCTCCACCCATCGTAGTGAACTCGGGATGGCGTAACCGCCGGCCCGTGCACTTCTGCAGCCACCCGCCATAGAGGTCGCGGCTGCTCAGCCTGCCGCGGATGTGATGCAGCACCAGGCCGTCGCCGATGTAGACGCCGACATGATTCAGGCCCGGCCCGCTGATGCTCATCAGCAGCGCATCACCCACCTGCAGCTCATCCTCATCGTCCAGCTCGCGGAATCCTGCGGCCTTCCAGCAGCCATCGAACATCGGCGCCGCCTCAAAATCCTGCGGGGTCAGTGGGCGCTCCCAGTCGGGCAGCTCCAGGCCCTGCGCCTGCCACCAGTCGCGCGCCAGCGTCCAGCAGTCGGTGACGCCCCATGCCCATTCACGGCCGATCAGCGGCGCCTTGTAGCCCGATGGCTCGCAGCCGCCCCATGCTTCGGTCTTCGGGTTGACGATGTGCCAGGGCAGCCCGCTGTTCTCGCACGCGACCAGATCCGGCTCGCTGGGATGCGGCGGGGTGACGGGGTGGCTGTGGATCACCGCGATGATCTCGCCGGCATCCTCTGCGGCCGCGTAATCGTCGGGGCTGAGGATGAACTGATCGGTGCCAGCGGAGAGGTTCTGGCACGGCCAGTAGCGCTCGCGGCCCTTAACCACCACCAGCAGGCCACAGGCTTCGCGGGGATCCTCGGCCTTGGCGTGATCGAGTGCTGCGGTGCGCCAGGTCATGATCAGACGGTGTAGGTGCCGATGCCGGGGAAGGAGCCGAAGGGCAGATCAGCGGTCGCGCCGAAATGCGCCTTGCAGGCATCGAGCGTCTTCTCGCATGTGGCCAAGCCGCCGGTGTAGCCGCACTCCGCCGAGCGGTAGACCCATTGGCAGATGTTCGCGATGCACTGGCGCTTGGGGGCGCGGACGCCCGCTAGGTCGAACGATGCCGCGAGCTCGAACTCCACCACGTCGCGCGTCTCTGCCACCTTCCGATCCACGTAGTAGATCTCGCGCGGGAACTCCGCGGTCGGATCTGGGCTGCCGTAGGGGTTGGTGCCGCCGGGGAAGTTGCCGCCATCGATGTAGCGGGCCAGCGTGCGGATGCGCGTCAGTTTCGCGCCCTCGAGCCCATCGGGCAGGCTGAGCAGCAGCGCCGTGATGGTGCCGAGGATGTTGCTCACCCGCACCTTCGGCCGTGGCAGCTGGCCGTTGCCGCTGTACTCAAAGCCCTCGGCCTCGATGGGAAAGCGCAGATACTCCTCGGCGTTCCAGATCAAAACGCCGTTGTTGTTCAGGCTGGTGCCAGCGTGGAAGCGGTAGATGTCCGCAACGCCGTGCTGCGTCACGTTCAGCTCGAGCTCGAAAAGTTCGATGACGGCACTGGGCGCGATTGCCTGGAGGTCAGAAACGGGGACGGCCATCAGGGCTCAAAGACCTCGCGGAATTTGGCGCGCAGCTGGTTGTTGTTGCAGTTGCTCAGGGTGATCTGCCAGCTGTCGCAAACGTATTTGCCAGCCGTGCCACGGGGTGGCGTCCAGTCAAAGCTCTCCACCCCGCCGCGTGCATCGAGGAAGGCTGCGATCTGATCGCGCTCAGTGTCGGTTCGGTTGGAGAAGGTCAGGTCCCACTCCTTCGGGTTGGTGTTCAGGCCGAAGCGCACCCGCTGCTCGTAGCCGTCGCCGGCCTTGAAGCGGTTGACGCGCGGCTGGCTCGACTCGGTGGCCTCGAAGCTGGGGGTGAAGGTGAAGGTCGCCATGATCAAGCCGCCAACAGTCCGCCGGGCCGCTTCTGGCGGACCAGCTCATTCTGCACCGCCTGCGAGATCGCGCGGCCCAGCTGCTCGCCCTGGCCGCTGTTGCCCTGCACCTGGCTGCCGGTGGCGTCCACGTTCACGGTGACGTTGGTGCCGCCGCCGCCCTTCATCGCCACGGGGATTCGCCGGCCATCGGGCAGGGGCACATAGGCCTCGGGCATCGAGCCCTCGCCGAACATGGCCAGCTGTGGGCTGTTGGCGATGCCGCCGGCCGCGTACTTGCGCAGAGGCATCGGGCCGTCGCCGGTCATGATGCCGCCGTTGGCGAAGCCGAACAGGCCGCCGAGGAACCCGCCAGGGCTGAGCGCCTTCGTCAGGCCGTTGACGATCGGCGCGATCACCATGGTCTGCGCGATCTGGCGAGCAATGTCCTTCAGGACCGTGGCCGCAATGTTCCGCAGGCTGTCGCCCCAGTTGTCGGTGCCATCGATCAGCAGATCGATCGCGGAGCCGATGCCGTTGCCGACAATGCCAGCGATCCCGCGGGCCAGCTCTTTCTGGCGCTCGTAGGCCTGGTTTAGCCGGTCGAGGGCCTGCTCCTCAGCGTTGAGGCCCTCCACCACGCCTTTCAGTGCATCTTGCCGCAGGATGGTGTCCGCGAGGATCTTCTCGACGGCGATCCGCTGCTGCTGCGTCAGATCGTTGCCCTGCAGGTCCAGAGTGAGCTGATCGCGCAGCTTCTGCAGACTGGCATCCTCGGTGCGGGCCATGCGCTCCCGCTCCGCCACCTGCCGCGCCAGCTCAGGGCTCAGCCCGCTGCGCTGCAGCTCCAGCATTCGCTCGAAATCTTCCCGCTGCTCACGCACCGACTTGCGCTGTTGATCGAGCTGGCTGGTGATCGTGCCGAGCTCGGCCTGGCGGCTGTTGACCAGCTCGCCGGCCGCCGCGGCCAAGCTGGCCGATCGGTTGGCACCAGATGCTGCATCCAGTCGCCTGCCTGCCGCATCGATCCCGCTGAGGTCCACGCCAGAAGCCGCTGCAGCAGCCGCACCGGGCCGCCCGATCAGCTGGCGCGCGCTGCCCACCGGACGTGCCGCAGAGCCGCCCTGCAGGTGCAGGA